TAATACCTCAACCTATGTATCTGATGGTGGTGCAGTTACACAAAATACTGTTCAAAGTTTAGTAAAATCATGGATTAGTGCAAATTTTGATAGTCAAGCATATAAAGACAGTTTTAATCAATCATCTTTATCTGACATAGCAGGAGGTTCTTTTAGATTTACAGTAACTAATAATTTTGCAGATGCTAATTATGCGTGTGGAACTGAAGCTAGATATGTTGATGCTAATGGTATAAATACCATGACACAAGAAAATAGTTTTACAAGAACAACATCACAGTATCAGGCATTTTGCTCTAATGATGGTGCGTCTGTAACGTCAGCAGATACACAACACTATCAATCCTTATTGGCAGGAGATTTAGCATAATGGCTAGTGAACTTAAAGTAGATAAATTTACAGGTGTAACCACAGCAGGTTCTATACTTGTTACAGGTGAAGGCAATAGTACAACAACTAATCTGCAACAAGGGTTGACTAAGACATGGGCAAACTTAAATGGTGCTTCTTTTGGACTAAGGGATAGTTTTAACGTAGGTAGTGCTACGGATAGAGCTACTGGGAGATACACATTCACAAAAACTAATAACATGAGCAATGTAAATTATTCTGTAACATATAATCAAAACCCTCATAATGCTACAGCAGGTGGAGTAACTCATATTATAGGATTTGGTGAGGGTGGAAATGGTAATCATTCAACATCTGAGTATCAAGCTGAGTGTGGTGTTCTTAATAATGGCTCAGACCAAGATAGTGATGTATTTACTATGGTAGCAGGAGACCTCGCATAATGGCTAGTATATTAAGAGTAGACACATTAACAGATGCAAGTAGTAATAATTCTACTGCTATGAGTACAATCAATCAAGGCAGTGGTAAGTGTTGGGTACAATATAATGCTTCAACTGCAATACAAGATAGCTTTAACACAACGAGTTTAACAGATTCTGCTACAGGTAAAACAGTTTGGACTATAGCTAGTGATATGAACAATGATGATTATGCAGTTACCACAGCAGTAGGTAATGGAGATTCAAGTGCTACATCTTGTACACTTGACCCTCATACTTTTGCGACAGGCACTGTATCATTAAACGGATTTGCAGGAGCAGATACAGCATCCCTTGCAGATAGGTCACATTGTTGTGCAATGATTATGGGAGACTTAGCATGACCAAAGCAGCAGAATTAGCAAAGATGGGTGAAGTCCTAGACAATAGTCAGATTGGTGGGCGAAGGAATATTATTATCAATGGTGCGATGCAAGTGGCACAAAGAAGCACATCAGAAACAGGTGTTTTTGATGCGTCACAGTATGAAACATTAGACCGATTTAAAATAAATGGTAGCACTTCTGGTCGTGCCACAATGACACAAACTGCTGATGGTCCTAGTGGTTTTGCAAATTGCTTAAAGTTAGCTTGTACTACTGCCGACACATCTATCGCAGCAGGTGAGTTTGGTATTATTAGATATTTAATAGAAGGACAAGACTTACAACAAATTAAAAAAGGTACATCTGATGCAGAAAAAGTTACAATATCTTTTTATGTAAAAGGCAATGCAAATGCAACTTATCAGTTAGAGTTTAAAGATGGAGATAATAACAGAGTTAATGCACAGACATTTAATGTAACTACATCTTGGAATAGAATTATATTAACATTTGACGCAGATACTACAGGTGCATTTGATGATGACAACGCAGCTTCTGTTCAATTAAACTTTTGGTTACACGCAGGTTCAACTTATACAAGTGGCACATTTACATCAAACACTTGGGCATCAGGCACAGATGCTAACAGAGTAAACTCAAGTAATACTTCATTTTTTGATAGCACAGACAGAACATTTTTTCTCACTGGCTTACAGATGGAAATTGGCTCTGTAGCGACCCCTTTTGAGTTTAGGTCATATGGGGAAGAGAGACAGCTTTGCTATCGCTATTATTACAGAACACCTGATTCTGTAGCAGGTGGTCATGGAGCAAATGAAACATTCCCTTGCGTGGGTAATATGGATGGTACTCAAACAGGTGCTTTTATGTTTATATTCCCAGTACCCATGAGAGCAGCACCAACAGCTATTGAACAGAGTGGCACAGCAACTGATTATTCAATACGAGTTACATCAGACTCTAATGGCACAAGTGTACCATCGGCAGGTGGTTTTACCTCTGAAAAAGCATTAGTTAATTTAGTTTCAAGTGGAGCAGGTCAAACAAGTGGCAACGGTGCTTTTATGAGAATGGAAGATACAGACGCATTTATAGCATTTAGTGCAGAGTTATAGGAGAGCTTGATGAAAACATATAAAGTAGATTATACGTTAAAAGATGGCACACAAATGTATGGCAAAGTTGATAATGATGATAAGATAAGACTTCATGCTACAGACAAACATCCAGAGTTTCAAAGTTGGCTAAAAGCAAACAAAGATAATCTTCCTAGTGACATACAAGCTAAAGTAAATGATGGCACACTTAAAATAGCAGATGCTGACTAGGGATGAAAATGAGTATGCAACCTGAACTAAAAGTACAAATGGAATTAGATGCTCACGAGAAGGAGTGTGCTATCAGATATAAAGCAGTGAATGAAAAACTAGAAGCACTAGATAAAAGAATGTGGCGAATAGAAGCTATGTCTATGGTGGGAACTTTAGGTATTGTAGCTTTAGTTGTCGCAATAGTAATGAAGTAGGATAAAGATACATGGCAGTACAACAAGATATGCAAGAATCATTTGCTAGAGTATTAGGTTATGATGGACCTATGCAAGGATTCAATAGCTTTATACAGTCAGACCCTGCAGCTTCAGAAAAGTATAAGGGTATGTTAGCCATTGCTGAAAAGCAAAGAGAGATGGCTAAACAGAATATGATGAAACGTACTCAAGCTCCTAAACCACAGATGGCTCAAGGTGGCTATATGATGGATAGGTTTTCACAGAATCAACAACAAGATATGGTTGGAGGTTATGTACCACCACCTACACAATCATTTAATGTAGGTGGATTAACCACACTACCAACAGCTACTCCCCCAACTCAAAACTTTCAAGATGTAACTAGACCTGTAACCGATACTAACCCATACTTAGCTGATGGCACTACACCTAATCCTAACTTTGGCAAAGACACAGGACAAACAACAACCTCTGCTCCTAATATAGGAGAGATGGGTGCTCAAATGATAACTACACCCGGATTGCCTACAGGTGGTGCAGTTCAAGCAGTTGGTGTAGATGCAGGAACTAATCAATTTATACCCACTACGACAGGGGGTGTAACACCTAATGCTGTCGCAGTGCCTACTGCGTTAGCTTCTACAGCCACAGCACAAGGGCAAACAAAAACAACAGCAAGTCAGATAGACCCTGCTCAAGCTAATACTGCTGTTAATACAGCTTTACAACAAACTCAAGCAGCTCAAGGCACTATAGGTACTAATGCACAAGTAACTGCACAACAGCAAGTAGCTAGTTCTGTATCAGAATTAAATGCCGCACAAGGTATTGCTACTCAAATGACTAATCCTGTACAAAGGCAGGTGCAAGCAGGTGAACTTGTGTCTCCTGTAGCTAATGCAGAAACAGCATCTACTTATGCAGAGCAGATTCAAGCTGCTACAGCAACACCTACAGAACAAGCTACAGTGCAAGGACAGCTTGCTACTCTTACTGCTAACTTTGATGCAAGTAATCCACCTGCATGGGCAGCAGGTTCTTTACGTGCAGTACAAGCACAGATGGCACAAAGAGGTTTAGGTGCATCTAGTATGGCAGGACAGGCTATGATTCAAGCAGCCTTAGAGTCAGCACTTCCTATAGCACAGGCAGATGCACAAGTACAGGCACAGTTTGAAACACAAAACTTATCTAACAGACAACAAAGAGCAATGCTTGCGGCTCAACAAAGAGCACAGTTTATAGGTCAGGAGTTTGACCAAGCCTTTCAATCAAGAGTACAAAATGCATCTCGTATAGGTGACATAGCTAATCAAAACTTTACTGCTGAACAAAACATAGCATTAGAAAATAGTAGAGCAGTAAATACTATGAACTTAAATAACCTGTCTAATAAACAGGCACTAGTTATAGCAGAAGCATCAGCACTTGCTAATATGGATATGTCTAACTTAAACAATAGACAACAATCTGCTGTACAAAACGCACAGTCTTTCATGCAGATGGACATGGCTAATTTATCTAATACACAGCAAGCTAATATGTTTAATGCACAGCAAAGAATACAGTCTTTGTTTACAGATACTGCCGCTGAAAATGCCGCTAAACAATTTAATGCTACATCACAAAATCAAGTAGACCAATTCTTTGCACAACTAGGGCAACAAGCTAATCAGTTTAATGCTACACAAGTTAATGCACAAGAACAGTTTAATGCAGGACAAAACAATACAGTAGAAAGATTTAATGCTGAATTGAATAATGCACGTGATGTATTTAATGCACAGAACCAACAGGTAATAGCACAGTCTAATGCTAATTGGAGAAGACAGATAGCTTCAGCCGATACTGTAGCTGTCAATCGTGCTAATGAACTTAATGCCCAAAGCATACTAGGTATAAGCAATCAAGCTTATAATAACTTATGGCAATATTATGGTGACACTATGGAGTGGGCATGGACATCAGCAGAGAATGAAAGAAGTCGTGTCGTTGACTTAGCTAAAGCACAATTAGCTGCCGATGCTGATGCTGATATACAAAAGATGAAGAATGATTATAATTCATCTGCCGCCTTTGGTGGTCTTATGACTAAATTTATTGGAGGAGCACTAGGATTCTAATGATTACTAACCCTATGATTATGGCAATAAATGGTGTACCAACCATTGAAGAAGAGACAGAGGTAAAGAAAACACCTGCTAAAGGATTACTTACTCGTACTATAGATTCAAGACAATCTACAGGTAGTTCTCCTGACGATATTAAGATGCGTGTAGCAAGATATGTACAAGATATACGTAACAAAAGAAAAGGTTTAAAAGATGCCTGAAATAAATGAAGTCGTACATGATGGTCCTGTAGCAGGTCAGTCTCTGACAGCAGAGTTTGGTGCTAGACCTTGGCAGAGTCCACCACAATACAATACACTAGAAGAAGCATTAGAGTGGTATGTACCTAGACTAACAAACAAAGCATTTACTACAGAGTTATTTGATATAATAGAAATGGGAATACCCTTAACTACTATAGCTAATAGTATGCAGTTAACAGCAGTCATGGAAGGTGTTCATTCTATTGATGTAGGCATTTTAGTTACTCCTATTATAGTAGAGATGTTAGCCTACTTAGCCGATAGTCAGGGAGTAGAATATAAAACAGGTAATGAAGAGCCTGATGAGGATGATACACCTAGCGAAGGCATGGTAGCTGCGGCTCTAAATAAGTTAAAACAAGAAGAAGATAAACCTATCCCTGTTCCGGGAATAGATAATGAGGTTACTGAAGATGATGAAGAGCCTAGTGGATTAATGGCAAGGAGAGCTTAATGGCATTTAGTTTAGCAGGATTTATTGGTGGTGCAGCAACTCAAGGTTTAAAAGACATTGAGACAGAAGAACTACGTGTAAAGAAATTCTATGAGAAAGAACTAGATAGGTCTGTTGCAGAGCAAAGAGAGATGCGTAAAGAAAGACGTAAGAAAGTAGAATCTCGTATGGAGCAGATAACTATGCTTGAGTCTTTCTTTGGTGATGACCCACAAGCTAGAAACATGGCGGCTAAAGTAGTAGCAGGTGGTACTGCTAATGTCAATATGATATTAAATACACTTCAAAAAGCTAGGAATAATGGTGCTACAAAAGCAGATATGTTTAAGGCTATTCAATATGTACCTGATAAAGATGCTCCTAATCAATCTTTTGAGACAGCTAAAGATGCTGCTGAAGCTATAACTGAACTAGTTAAACCTGCTGACCTAAGTGGATTATCTTCTGCTGCTTCTAAACAGAGTAAAGGTTTGTTTAGTATGGCAGTTGATAAAGATAAGATATTTAATACTATGGTACAAGAGTACAAAGATGTAGGTGAGTTTAAGAATGAAGATAGTGGTAAAATAGTACAGGCACTTAAGGGTAATCTTAAGATTGACTTTAGTAAATTACCTAGAGAGGTTAAGAGTTTAGATACTCAATATGACCAAACTGCATTTAAGCTACGTAACTTAGATAAGAATAGTCCTACGTATGAAGCAGATAAAACTAATCTTACATCTAAATTAAATACTATTACAAAAGAAATAAATGCTAAAGCTAAAGCTAAAGATACAACGGATAATAGTCCTAGTATATCGGTCATGTCTGCATTACTTACAAAAAATATATCTTCTGCTGAAGACGGAGTAGGTTGGAATAGTACTAATCAAGTAGCTACTAAAGATGGTCTGCAAGTCGTAGGTGCTGAAGCAGTGACTATAAGAAATGAAGCTGTTAGTAATGCAAAGAAAGAATACTTAAAAACTTTACTAACACCTGAAGGTATACCGTCAAGTAATAATGCTGCTCTTGTAATTCAAGGACTATTAAGTGAAGAATATGCAGAGTATCAGAAGAATAAAAAAGGTGCTAAGTCAGGTGATACTACCAAACCTGAAGACATTAATGCAAAGATAAAGGAAAAGTTTCCTACTGCTGAAGAGTTTATTTCTAACAGTCTTTCTAGATTTGGAAACAGTCCATCAGACGATAATCTTAATCAAATCTATCAAAATATTCAGAGGTTTTATGACATAGACTCAGCCGAAGCTACAAAAATATTAGATAAAATAGTGAAGAGTACACCTAAAAAACAAGTATATGTAAACCCTACTAAACCTGTACCTGCAAGACCTACAGGTGGTTATATATTTGATAGTGATGAAGAAGAAAAAGCTATGGAAGAGTGGGATAAAAAATATGCTAGAACACATAATGAAGATGGTTCACCTAAAAAAATAGGATAGAAACATATGGCTGAACAAGATATATTAGACTTGGTGTACAATAAATCTAATAAACAAGAAGCAGAAGAACAGGAAGAAGATATATTAGATTTAGTATATAGTTCATCTGCAAACCAACAAGAAGAAGTAAAAGAAGAAGAAGAAGATGTATTAGATTTAGTATATAGTAAATCAGAGGTGCAATCAAAAGCACCTGAAGATACTCGTACTGCTTATGAACAAGTAGAAGCACCTAAAGAAGGCACTAAGACACTAGAAGAGTTTGCTAATGACAGTAAGTTTATTGCTGATGTCAATGCATATGGTAAAGCTCGTTATGGTGATGATGGTGTACAACAAGAAGGTGAGAGTAATGAAGAGTATGTACAAAGATTCCTCACACACACAAGACAACTTGAAACTAATTCATTAGACTTAGGTGCTCAAGTTGCATGGATGCGTGGTGCATCCGAAGAAGACAAAGCTAAGTTTGGTAGAGTATATCAAGAGATGGAACGACTTCCCTCTTTCTATGAAGAAGGTGGTGGTGATGTCTTAACTGCTGTTAGAGACTTTGGTTTGTCTGTCCTAACTGACCCCCTCACATATATAGGCTTTGGTGCAGGTAAACTTGCATCTCTTGGTGCTCAACAGGGTATCAAGAAACTTGTGCTTGCAGGTGCAAAAGAAGAAGCCTTAAAACAATCCAAGAAAATATTTACTAAAGGTACACTCAAATCAGGTGCTGCAGTCGGTGCTGTTGAGACAGGTGTAGGTGTGTCTGCTGATATGAGATTACAAGAAATAGAACAGGAAGCAGGTATAGTAGCCAAAGGTGAAGATGGTGAAGTTGAACGTGACTTAACTAGGACTGCTCTTGTAGGTGGTCTTACAGGTCTGCTTGGTGTAGCAGGTGGTGTAGGTATAGGTAGGCAGATAGCTAAGAAGACAGCAACTAAAGAGATAGCTAAAGAAGAATTAGCTGAAAAACTAGCAGAAGAAGGTACAGAAGAGTTAGGATTAGAGCTATCTGAAGAAGCAATAAAAAGAGTAAATAAACAGAACTTTAAGTTTGATGTTAATGAAGGATACAAAGTATATGATAAACTTAATCCTGATTATGACATAGGTAAATTAACAGACACCAAGATAAAGAAAGATGTGCAGAATAGAGTAGGTCAGATAGGTGTACAATTATTAGAAGAGATAGAACGTTCAGGTAAATTTAAAGACTTACCCAAAGAGATACTTGCAGAAAAACAAGTTACTAAATTTGTAGGTAGGCTTCTTGTAGAACAGGGTGATATTATTGATGATGATGTACTAGACAGTGCTATCAGTAGGTCAGGTTTATCTATGGAACAGTTTACTCAAGCTCTTAATGCAGGACAGAATGAAGCAGGTAGTATTCTTGGTGGCTTTGGTAGGGCAGGTAAAGTATTTAAACGTTTAAAAGAATTAGACCCAGAGTTTCAAAAGAGATGGGAAAAACTATATGGCATAGAGAGTGAGACTCTTGGAGTTATGGGTAAAGCTTATGATGTAATGCAAAAGCTAGACCGAAACCGTAGAGCTTTAATGGTTACACAACTATCTACTACTATCCGTAACGTGGCTACAGGTGGTATGAGAATGACTATGGAGATGGGTGCAAACGCAATAGAAACTACTCTGTATCATTTTGGTAAGGCTACCTCTGCTCTGTTAAGAGGTGAAGCTAGTGTTCAAGGTATAAAGAATGGCTTACGTGATATGAGTAAAGATGCCTTTGGTACACTTGCGTTTATATCAGATTCAGGGCAGACAAAAGAAATATCAGAAGCTTTGTTAAAGCATAACCCTAGATTGTGGAGACAGATAGATAGGTCTTTACAAGAAGTAGGTGCAGATAATAGTGATGACCTATGGAGATTCTCCAAGTGGGCAAACACTTTAAACATGGCACAGGATAGATTCTTTAGACGTGCTGTATTCTCTGCTTCTGTAGACAAACAGATAAGAAGAACAGGACTAAAAGGTTTAGGTGGTGAAGATGCCGCAGGTGTAGCAGAAGCATTAGCCACAGGTAAATCAGTACCTGCTAGTGTATTAAAACAAGCAACCGAAGATGCATTATCTTTTACATTCTCTCGTATGCCTAAAGCATCTAAGGGTAAGATAGGCGATAGTATTGCTCACCACTTCATAAAGTTTAATGAAGCATTAGGACCATTGCCCGGACCTGTGGGTACAGGTGCATTTCCTTTTGCTAGGTTCATGGCTAATGCTATGCAGTTTCAGTTTAGTTATAGTCCATTAAGTATACCTGCCGCGGCTTTTAACACTGTTGGTGGTGCAACCAAGTATATAAAGAAAGCTATCACAGGTAAACCTGTAGAAGGTGCTGAAGCACAAATGAGATTAGCTAGAGAACAATTCTCAAAAGCTACTGTAGGTAGTGCGGCTCTTATGGCTGCTATAAAGTATAGAATAGATAACCCTGATGTTAAGTGGTATGAAGGACAAAAAGATGATGGTAGAACTGTAGACTTAAGACCATTCTTTCCTATCACACCTTATCTAGCAGTGGCTGATGTAATAGTGAGATTAGGCGAAGGCAGAGATATAGATACTAAACAGTTAATAGAAGGACTAACAGGTGCTCAGTTTAGAGCAGGTGCTAGTTCATATATGATTGATTCAGCCTTTGAATTTCTACGTGAAGATGATGGTAATAATATACAGCAAGAGAAACTAGCAGAGTTCTTTGGTGGATATGTAGGTGAAATCTTTGGTGCGTTTGCTACACCTTTTAGAGTAGTTAAGGATATAAATGCCGCATTTAATAAAGAGGGTGCTACTGTAAAAGACTCTAGACAAGTAGAAGGTAGTGGTGCATTAGAACGTGGATTAAGTTCAGCGACTAATGCCTTCCAAAGGAATATACCTTTCCTTGATTCAACTTTACCTGCATTACAAAGCCCTACGCAAGAGGATGATATAATACAACAAGACCCTCTAAGAACACAGTTAACAGGTCAAAAGCTTACAGCTAAAAGAAGTGATGTACAGAAAGAATTAGTTAAACATGGGTATGAGGATTATCAAATTGTACCTACATCAGGTGATAAGGTAGCTGATGCGTATATTAAAAAGTATATGGGTAAGTATGTAGAACAAAACCTAGCTAAAGAAATAAACTCAGCTAGTTATAAAAAATTATCTAGAGTTAAACAGGAAGCTGCTATCAAGAATAAGTTAAGTAGGTATAGAAAGATAGCTAAGATGTTAGGTGAGCAAGAAGCAAGAAGTGATAATGTACTTGGCAAATCTTTTACTGCTTTTGACAGAGCACAGTGGACAAGAACATCTAGTGTAGCTAGAAAATTAGCTGATGAATATTACAAATCAAAGTATGGTAAGTCTGTCGCTGAAATGCAGAAAGATGAGCCTGAAAGAAATCATTATCGTCTAGGTAAATTGATAGGCAATAGTTTAAGCACTGCCTATCGTTAATATTATCTACTGTCTCCTGACCCTGCAAGTGTGCCACGTTCTTTCCTACCATGTAACTTCTCTAAGTTCTTTTGCATAATAGTATTTAAACTGACACCCAACTCACTAGCTAATACAGCACAATACCAAAGAACATCTCCTATCTCATAGGCTATAGCTTCTTTGTTTCCTTTGCCATCACGTATTATCTTCTTAACTTTACCTGCTACCTCACCTGCTTCACTTGTCAAGCCTAGAGCTAAATACTCTAAGGCTTTTTCTTTTGGAAAGATAGCTGTGTTATTTGCTCGTGCTTCATAAAAGTCAGCAGTCATTACCTCTGCTATGACTAGATTATCCTGCATGAACTTCTTTGCTTCTTCTTCTATTCTCAACATCCCTCACCTTCTTTAGTTGCTGTGCATATGCTGAATTATAACCCCTTTGCCATTCTCTATACTGCATAGTATTTATATTGTATGGACTTTCTGTTGCTATAATTCTTGCTCCATTAATATTTCTTACGTACTGCTTTCCTTTAAAAGCATTAAACCCTCTATCGAATTGTATTCTTAGAGGTGCATCATACTTACTTAGATTTGGATTCCTTTTTTTCTTCTGCTTCATTGGATTCTCTCCTTTCAAAATACTTTAATATTATATTAAGTTTATCATCTGCTGTAGCTACTGCATCTAACTCGGCATCAATAGCTTGTTGGATATCTTGATGTTCTCCTATCCCTACTGACCTAGTTAATAGTATCTCTACGTTTGATATATGTTTATTTATAAGTCCAACATAATAAGACTTTGCCGCATTTAATAGCATCTCTCTCATTAACTCTCTCCTTTAAATGTTTTTAAAACGTCAGATGAAAATAACTTATCAAGTTTTAGTAAGTACATTCTTGATGCGTTGTGGTCTCCACCTGATACACTTCTCTTGTAATCTAATCCATCAATTAGCTTCTTGAGATTATCTACACTAAATACTAGTGTGCAGAATACGTCTTTACCTATGCAAAGATTGTGAAACCAATAGTCTGCTTCTGTTGCATTAATACCACTAGGCTTTCCATAGGACTGATATTCTATGGCTATGTTACCTGTCTGTTGCCACTTATCTCTTTCACTCTTTACTTCTATCTTTTTATCTTGTAACATATCTGCTACAAACTGTTCTCTTACTTTACCATATTCTAAGTCTATGTCAAACTTCTTTCTGTTCTCTTTACTTGGTGCTAGGTTTTCCATGTGCAACTCCTTTCGCTTTGGGTTTAAGATGTAATAGTTCCCTTATGTGTAGCTTCCTACCCTTGAAGAAAACAATTAAGTTTATTGTCGTATTTATGCTGATGGCAATGAGTAACCACCACTGCCACCATAGTATTTCTTCTGTACCTTCTATCATTAACTAGCCTGTATGTCAACCATCTCACACGCATCTGCTGTGCAAGCTAGTTCTCTACCACCACTAGTTGTGTCTTCCTTTTCGTAGTCTGCCAACTTAGACCAATCAATAGACTTAGGCATTATCTGTTTCAACTCTAAGTAGTCCTCTCTTTCAATATCTTGATAGGGTGCTTGAGCATAAGTATGGTCGCTAAATGGCAGGAAAGATATACCTGATACTTCATCAAAGTTGTCGTATACCCATGCTCCTACCCTCATCCACTCATCTTCCTTAACAGACACAGTAACAGAAGGCTTGTGCTCACACCAATGTCTTTGGAACATAAGCCAATACTCTAGCTGTTCTATAGCAGACATTTGTGTTCTAGTAACAGCACCTGAAGGTGACTTCATAGGAAAGCTGAACACAGTTGTACTGTCAGGCTTCATAACATCAGGCTCACTTGGTATGCCACTATCTTTCATAAACTGTGTGAGTGGGTCTTTGTTATCACCACGTACAGTTCTTATGTAGTAGTCATTATGTCTAGCATGAATACCTGAAGCACTGTCAACTAATTGACTAACTGTACCACTAGGTTTGACACAAGTGATTGCAGTGGACTGTGGAATACCTAAGTCTTTAGCCATCTTCTTATTAGTTTCTACTGCTACATCTCTTAGTATGGTTAGTATTTCTTCTGTCCATATATTAGTATCTAGTATACCTGTTAGGGAAACTCCTAATAGTCTTTCTTCCTCTGTATTATCTCTCCAAACCTTACGTAAATATTTAAAGTTAGTAAGAGTAGATTGAAATGTACCAAGTATAGTAGCCATACGTACCTTTTCTGTTAAAGAGTTAAGGTCATCTGTCTCTCTACACACTACTTCTGTAAGATTACAGAACTGATAAGGTCTAAGTATAATCTCACTACATGGATTACAACCAAAGTAGTGGTCTATCTCACGTCTACCATTCTCAGAAGCCTTCACTCTAGCTGCTTGTCTATTAAATATACCACGTTCACCTGACTTAGATTCATATAATGATGTCCACTCTCGCATGAATGTACCCATCTCAGGCTTACCTTTAAATGCTACAGAGTTATTAGCTAGTGCTCGTTGTCCTTCATTCTCCCACCATTGTCCTGACTTAGCATGTCTCATTTGGTCATCCCCTAAGTTGGATAATGATATAAGTGCAGACCTACGTACTCCACCTACAACTACAACCTCACCTATCTTGCACATTAAATCATGGCACTCAATAGGAAATAGTCTTCTGCCTTTAGCACCCTTGAACTTTTGTATACAGAATTGAAATAATTCAACTAATGGTGCAGGTCCTGATGCTCTACCACCAAATGTTTTTAGTCTAGCACCTGCTGGTCTAACCTCTGAAACATCCCAAGTAGGTACTTGTCCTACATATAACATAGCAATAAGTTCTCTCAATGCTTTTGCCCAACCGGGTCTGCTATCACCTACTTTTATAACTGTAGTGCTGTCCTCAAAGTGTTCATTAACTATAGGTAGTTTGTCTACATTCTCTCTTTCAACAGAGAAACCTACACCTGTGCCACACATAAGTATGTACATACATTCATCGAATGAACGTGGACTATCTACAGGTATGTAGCTACAATTATAACCACCCACATGGCAACGGTCTAAGGCAGGTCCTGCTGTCATTAAGGCTCTCATGCTAGGCATTACACCTAAAGATATTACCTGCTCTGTAAGCTTCTCTTTGAGAGCTTTTGTAATAGTGTATGAATGATTCTTACTAAGATGATTAGTCATGTAATCAAAATATCTATCAACAGTCTCTCCCCAATTCTCTCTACGTTGTTCATCATCCTTCCACCTTGCATAGCGAGAGAGTGCTATAAAGTTTTGGTAGTCGGTAGGTAAATAGTTCTGTATCATTTATGTCTCCTCACTAACTAGTTTCATATGTTTAATCTTAACACCTTCTATTTCATGGAAGGCTTCTCTTACGTATTCTTCAATCTCCTCACTGACCATACCATCGGCAGGTACAGCATACTCATCAGGGTCTACAGAGACTGTCATCATTATCTTAACTCTTATCATCGTAGACCTCAATAAGTTTGTTTAGATACCACTGTGCTTTCTTGAGGTCTTCTATACCATTCTTATATCTAAATCTCCACAGGTATTTAACTATATTACCTTGTAAATAATAATCAAACCCATCAACTAACATAGCTTCTAAGGCATCAATGGTCTCAATACCTGCTTTGTTATAATGAATAGGACTATTAACCATGTCTTCCATTTCGATATTGTCTGATTGTGCCATAGCTTGCTTCTCCTTTTCTGCCATATAATTCATAAATTCTAAGTGTCTCATGTCTTTTATATATTCTTTTTTAGCCATTGTCAATGAGTAGTCTCTTCTTTTCCAAAAGAAATATGAATTACATTATCGTCTATTTCTTTTACTCTACCACCTTTCTTGTCAGGTATATCAAACACGTCTTCTATAGGTAGGTGCTTATTAGCTTCTTCTTCTACTGCATCTCTGAAGATTTTATTCTGCTCCATCAAAGGAACAGTAGCACATATCTGCCTAGTAAAGTTTAACATAGCTTCAAAGTCTTCATCGTTTAATGGATTCTTTTTGCCTACCATTATACTAAGTGACACATCACCTGTCCAACCTTTGCTATCCACGTGAGGTTTTATTTGTATAACAAAATCCTCTTCTTGTAAGTATCTATCATTAATCATTTTATTCTCCTTATCTTTTTACCTGTAAATTTAATTATCTTTGGATGTTTATTCTTACCTTTTTCTTTCAACCAATCTTCAGGGATTACTCTATCATAGTATCTGAAACCATACTTGTTACACCATTCTCCATACGTAGACTTAGCACCTTTACTTAACTTACGTCTGCTATTCTCAAAGACAAATCTAATATCTAATTGTGGATGTTGCTTCTTAACAGCTAGATGTTTACGTCTATCTCCTGCAAGAAACCTTCCCTTTGTCTCAATAATAATACCATTATTTAATATGAAGTCAGGGGTATAGGTTCGGTAGGCTAGGTCTTCCCATTCAATCTTAATACATTCGTAACCATACTTATGTTTACGTTCTGTAAGATAGACAGATACCTTATGCTCTAATCCACTCCTATACCCATGCTTTAAGGCTGCACGATATGCCTTATGAGGAGTCACCTAGAAGTTTCGCCACGTGATTCCTGTAAAAGGACTATAAGAAGTTTGATAACCTAAGTTCTTTAACTCTTCTTTTACAGCTTCATCAGCTACCTTCCTAGCTTCCATAGCATCACGCAAACCTGCTGTACGCATCTCACGATACTGCTTCTTTGCTTCTGCTAGTTGCTTCTCCATTTCTTCAATATCAGATTTTAATTCATCTAATGATTTACTCATGCTATTTTCTCCTTTCCTAGCTTAATATATTGAACCATCTTAGGTTCTTTTGCTAATGACTTCTGTGCAGGTAACTCTTGTAGAGTATCCCAACAACTATATCTGAAGTCACAAAAGGTGCAGTTCTTATTAAGAACAAGATTACCTGTAGCTTTACCTCTAAAGGTTTCTTCTTCAGGCTCAAAGCACCTAACTAACTCTTTAGCATTGGCTTGTTTAACAGTCTTCTCGATGTTATCTAAGACGTAAGTTGTATCTGCACTTCCTGCTGATACGTATTTGAACTGTCCATTAGACTTGTTCACTACCCACCAGCCACCTATGTTTTTACCACTCGCTTTCGCATACCCAACGAGTTGACCTACATAACCAAAGCTATCACCACTAGCTACCGATTCAAATGAAGCAAACTTATTCCTATATGACCAATCTGATGCAGACTTTATATCGTCAACACAGTCATCAAGCACAAGGTCATAAGTTCCTTTTACATTGACACCATTCTTTAGTTCCAATGTAACCTCTTCACTATCTTGGTATTCAATCTTAGCTTCCTTCAATAAACCTTTGAAGATAGCTTCAACTACATCACCAATCATCATTGTCATTAAGAAACTATTACCTTTTGGTAATGCTTTCTCAGGGTGGTTCTTGTCAAACCAAAGCTGACAAGAAGGCTTACCTATGTTAGACATACGTAATTTAAAATCCTTCCTATCATTCTTTGTTCCGAACTGACGAACCATAGCTTCCTTTATATCAGATGCTACACCTTCAATAGTCTCTATCGACATCTGCTTCTTAGATGCAAGTATATCTTCTAGCAACTTATGTATCGACAATTCAGCACGGTGATTCATTAGTTGGCATCCACTTCGATAAAGTCTTCAACTATATCTTTCATGTCTGCATCTGAATTACCACCTACGTTGGCATCCCACTCACTAACTATATACTGATTATAGTTTTGTATCCATGACATGAAATCTCCAAAGATAACTTGGTCTTCATCAGACAAGTCAATCTTGTTGGCTACATCTAGTGTAGATACAGGTAAGTAGAACACATTACCATTAGGTAACTTACGTTCTTCGGTTTCTAGTGCAATACTATGCTGGACAGGAAGTCTCTTCAACTGTGCCAACTTAGTAAAAGGTTGACCTACAGTTTTAAAAGCATCTCTATTATCTATCTCCCATATAAATGGTGTAGTCTTAAAAGATATCTTTTCACCCTTGTCATTACATGGGTCAAGTAAATCAACAAGACCAAAGATAACACGCACTCTTTTAATCTGCTTGATTAAGTCTTGCGTTTTCTCAGGTAATGCTTTGAAGTCTTGAATATAACCTGCTGGTTTACCACAGTTAAACCCACCTTGATTATCTTTTAAATCTAGGTTAAGTGAATCTGCCATAACAGTCTTATGATAGATGCCCATAGGCTCACCCATCTTTGCGTTCATATTCTTAACGAACCTCTTATACATATACCTTTGCATGAAAGGTCTTATA